CAGCGGCGATGAGCTGGCGGAGATGTTCAACGACCCCAAGGTGTTCGCGAAGGTGTACGCCGACGAGGGCACGCGGGACGACTTCATCCGCAAGTACGCCACCTCGATGATCGCGACGGACCCGGAGCTTCAGGCGCAGCTGCGCGAGCAGGTGCAGATGGGCGTCGCCGAGTTCGTGAACGACAACGGCGATTCCCGGTGGAATGTCGGGGCGCGGCTAGCCGGAGGAACCCCGGTGGCGTCCGTTGATGGCGTCTCAGCAGTCGCTCGCGGCAAGGGCGCAGTGTACAACCGGGCCGCTCCCGGCGCCGAGCTGGAGCGGAAGGTCAAGGCCGATGACCGGTTCGGGTCGTTCGGCGAGATCTGCCAGGCGATCAAGGAGGAGGCGCGGCCGTCGGCGGCGCGCAACCGGGGCGAGCTGATGCGGAAGCTGGAGAACGTCCGCCAGTTCCAGAACTCGTTCGGGTCGGAGGACCCGGGCGCCGGCGGGTTCCTCATCCCCGAGATCATGCGGTCGGAGCTGCTCGAGCTGGCTCTTGAGCAGTCGATCGTGCGCAGCCGGGCGACGGTCATCCCGATGTCGACGCTGCGGGTGCCGATCCCGACGGTGGACGACACGTCCCACGTCAGCAACCTGTTCGGCGGCGTGACCTACTACTGGGCGGAAGAGTCCGCGGCGCTGCCGGAGTCCCAGGCGTCCTTCGGCCGTGTCGTGCTCGACGCGAAGAAGCTGGTCGGGTTCTTCAAGGTCCCGAACGAGCTCCTCGCCGACGCCCCTGCGTTCTCGGCGTGGTTCGACCAGCGGATCCCGATGGGCCTGGCCTGGTTCGAGGACGTCGCGTTCCTGACGGAAACCGGCGCGGGCACCCCGGAGGGCTTCATCGGCTCGCCGGGCTGCGTGAACGTGTCCCGCTCCGGCGGCGCCAACACCGTCGTCTACGCGGACATCCTGAAGATGTACACGTCGATGCTGCCGCAGTCGCTGTCCACGGCGGTGTGGATCGCCTCGTTTGACACGCTCCCGCAGATCGCCGCGATGCAGCTGTCGACAGCGAACGCCTCTCCGGGCATCTGGCTCGGCGGCTACGCCTCCCGCGACGCGACTGACGCCCCGCCGATCACCATCCTCGGCCGCCCGGTGTTCTTCACCGAGAAGGTGCCGAAGCTCGGCTCCGTCGGCGACCTGTCATTCGTGGACCTGTCCTACTACCTGGTCGGTGACCGCCAGGCCGTGGCCGTGTCGGCGTCGGAGCACTTCGCTTTCCAGAACGACCAGACGGCCTACCGGATCATCGAGCGCGTCGACGGGCGGCCGTGGCTGCAGACGCCGCTCACCCCGCACAACAACAGCTCCACCAAGCTGTCCCCGTACGTCGTCCTCAACTAGCCGCAGTAGGCCGGGCGGCATTAGCACCCCGCCCGGCCGAGTGAGCAAAACAGCAGTTACGCCCTGTTCCAAGGAGGAACGTAATGGCAGGAATGCGCGCCCTCGGGCGTGTCTACGACGTGATCAGCGGCCCGTCGGGTATCGACATCTGCCTGAAGGACGTCAGCGGCATCGGGTTCGTCGCGATCAACGGCACGACAACCGCGGCGATCCTGACCGTGGTCGCCAAGCCGTCGTTCGGCGGCTCATCGAAGAACTGGACGCCCGCCAACGGGTTCGGGCAGCCGAACACCTACTACACGCGGACGGCCAACACCGCTGCGTGGGTGCCGCACACGGTCACGACTGAGTGGTCGTCCAACGCCTTCACTGTCGGGCTGACCACCACGGGCCTGATCACCTACATGGACTTCCTCGTCTCCGAGCTGGCCGACACCTACGACTACATCAACGTCACCGTGTCCGGCACCGGGGCGACGCTGCCGACGGCGATCCTCTACGACATGAACGTGCAGCGGACCCCGGCCAACCTGCGGATCCCGAGCGCTTAGGAGGCTTCCCGTGGCTAAGGCAGCGATCGCCTACGTCAACAGCGTGTTCGGCACCGTCGCGTCCAGCGGCAGCGCCCCGGTCGTGTTCACCCCGCACCAGAACCCGGATCACAGCACGGTTAAGGACACCCGGACGTGAGCTGGTGGCAGCTGGATGAGGTGCTGAAGCTCCGGGCCGAGTACGCGAACTATTACCGGTCGGTGCCTCCTGTCAGCTGCCCGAATGACGGCCAGCCGCTGACGAACGCCCCGCCGCGCGACCCGCGCGTTCAGCTGTACTGCCGGTTCGACGGCTGGGCGTATCCGAGGGATTTCGACCCGGACATTCACTCAGGGATGTGAGGTCATGCCGAAGGCGACAGTGGCGGGCGGCGCGTCGCACGTCATCGAGGGCGAACTGCACGTGGACGGCCAGCCCGCCAGGGAGCCGGAGCCTGCGGTGAAGGTCCCGGCCAAGAAGGCCGCTCCGGCGGCCAAGAAGAACACCTAGCTAGCGCAAGTGGGGAGGTGGCCCTTTGAGCGCTAAGGCCCCGGCAAAGGGCCACACCGCGAAGCACGTGACGGCTAAGAAGCACCACCGTGCGAAGGCGAAGCATCACCCGTCGAAGGCAAAGCAGCCCGCGACGGCGCACGCGGCGGGCGCGAAGGTGCACACGGTGGCCGGGCATCCGTCGCACCCGAAACCCCGCGGGTTCGCGGTCGCCGAGTGGGCGCCGGTGTGCGCGCTGGAGGCGGTGGCGATGTCGCTGCGGCTCGCGGGCCAGCGGGTCAGCGACGACGACGTGGTGGCGCTGTGGGAGGCGGCAGGCTCACCAGCGGACGGCGTGACCGTCCCGGCCGCGCTCGCCGCATTCGGCCTCTCGGCGCCGCCGGAGGGCATAATCCTCGGCCTGGACGCGCCGGGCCCGCACGCGGTGCTGGCCACCGCGGCTGGCTGGTGGTCCTGGGGCGAGCTCTGCGCGCCATGGGCGGCCTGTGTCGAGGAGGCGGCAGCATGATCAGCCGTCCCTGCTACTGCTCGCGCGAGGACGTGAAGCGCGCCCTGGACCTGGAACTCACCGGCCCGGATGACGCCCGCGTTGACCGGGCCATCACCTCGGTCAGCGAGACGATCGAGGGCCACATGCACCGCTTCTACTACCCGCTCGATGCCACCCAGTACCTGGACTGGCCCAACTGGCAGTACGCCTACCCGTGGACGTTCTGGTTCGACCAGCCGGGCGGCCACGACCTGTGGGTGATGACCCAGATGCAGTCACCATCGGGGACCACGATCCCGCTGTGGCAGATCTTCCTCGAGCCGGTGAACCGGAAGCCGGGCTGGCCGTTCACCCGCATGGAGCTCGACCGCAGCACCACGGCGGCGTGGGGCGCGGGCCCGACGCCGCAGCATTCGATCTGGGTGACGGGCACGTGGGGCTGGTACAACCCTCAGCCTGCCGGGACGATCACCGCCGGCATCGGCACGACGGACGCGACGATCGCGGTCAGCGACGGCAGCCAGGCGGGTGCGGGTGACCTGCTCATCCTCGAGGCGGGTACGGGCAGCCTGCCGTCTCCGTCGCTTGCGGGGACGGCGAGCGCGCTTGCGCCGCTGACCGGTGAGCGGGTGCTGGTCACCGGCAAGTCGGCGTCAGCGACGGGCCTCACCCAGTCGGGGTCCGGCTGCTCGACGGTCTCAGCAGCGGACAACCAGCTGTCGACCACGGGCAGCGGCAGCCTGAACAGTGGCGAGGTGCTACTGCTGGACGCCGAGCAGATGCTGGTGATGGGTGTTGTTTCCGGTGTCGCGACGGTGAAGCGGGCGTGGAACGGCACGGTGCTCGCCGCGCACTCCGGCGCCACGGTGAACGCCTACCGGACGCTGTCGGTGCTGCGCGGCCAGCTCGGCACCGCGGCGGCCAGCCACGCGCAGAACGCCGCCGTGAGCAAGCATTACCCGCCCGCCCTGATCCGTGACCTGGCGATCGCCGAGTCGCTGAACCGGGTGCTGCAGGAAACAGCCGGGTACGCGCGGACGGTCGGCGGCGCGGATGCTGCGATGCCCGCTCCGGGCGCGGGCCTGGCCGATCTGTGGGATGAGGCGGAGACGGTGTTCGGCCGCAAGGGGAGGGTGAGGGCGATCTGATGGCTACCTCCCGTCTTAACGTCCGCGTGTCCGGCCCGCTGTTCGATGGCCGTGCTGACCGTGCCGTGTACGACTTCCTTGACGCGGTGAAGAAGGACGTGGCGGAGACCGGCCGCGACTGGATCAAGCTGGAGGCCGAGGGATTCGACCGGTCGGGCCGGGGCGGCACGGGCCGGGCGTCGGCCGGGGTGGTCATCAAGGGCTCTAAGTTCAATGACCAGATCATCTCCGGCGGGATCCGCGAGGGCGAGTATGCGTG